TAGAATGGTGTTTTCTCATACCAACCAGTCTTTGGAATATGACGCTTCTCATTTTCGATAGGAAGAAGTTCATAGAGAGTAACGGTGGAATTATACATCTCTGCAACGCCAAGCGCTTGACGAGTATATTCTCTAACGAGTTCTTTAGTTGCTGCTACAGGATCTGGTTGACGTAGAAGATGATGACGAACATCAATATTGCCGAAATAAAATTCTACATTTTCAAAATCATGATCGCATGGTTTAATGAAAGTATGAAGGCCCATCTTCAACGCGCCATGTAGAGTCTTAAATGGCATTGAATAATTTATCCATTCGGGGCGATACATACAAATAGCATGACTATCCCCAATTGCAATATTTGGGTATACTTTCAATAAGTTTGGTGTAATAGTCTCAGCTTCATTCTGCATGCGAATGATGTTGTTCCAATCAACTTGATTCCATCGAGGATCAATAGGTTTATTCTTGCTATTAGCTAGATCAACTTTATGTTTTAGTTGTTCATAATAATCAGGAAAATCAATTATTAACGAATAGACTTTACCCTTGAACTTAGAGTATCAAACGTGTTATGATCTTCTACATAACGATCAAGTGACATATTAACGTATAGATCGATACCAGCTTGTTTAAGCTGATCAGCATAAATCACACCCTGCGCAGCACGATGTGAAGAAAGATTCTTAGCAATAGGAATGAAAGGAGCTGTTAAAACTGCTGTCATAGATTTTTATCCCAATCTTTATAAGATTTTACAGTATCATAGAGACTCAAATTTGTCAACTGTGGCTCAGTACCAACATTCCACATCAATATATTTCTTCCAGTATTCTTAGGAATATACTTCCACACTTTAGCATCATAAGATTTTACCGTAGGAAATGGTGGCAATTCAGTTTCTTCTTGTGCAAATTCTAGAGGTTCTGATATGACTCTTGCTCTGCCAAGTTCACCTTGTTTAAGGTTACGAGCTACAGCAACACAGTTAAACTTTGCATTTGGCCATGCGATCTGCAAGGCTCGAGAAAGTACACCAGTAGAGATTGCTACATAGACTTCTTCCGGTTCAGGAATCTTTGAAGCAGCATGTACAATTCCTGCGGTAGCTAGTTCATGTTTCAATCCAAGTGGTACGAAAAAAGCATTGTTCTTATCGGCCCACTCTTTAGCTTTCATGTTTAAGATTGGCATAGCCGCAATACGCTCGAACATAGGTACAGCACCTTGTTCAATGCAGCATGCTTGATGTAATGATATGCGCTTAGATGCTGGCATAAACAAAACTATCTTCTTATTATGATGCTTTGCAACATCAAGCAAAGAAACTCCAGCCAAACCAACTCGTGGTTGTGAATAAACGATAGTATCATTATTTAATTTTGAAGCAAGAAGATCACCTGCCCTAGTTTTTGTGCCAACGATTAGATCGTCACGCACTACTCTGACACCTTCATGATCGATTACTACAGGATCCGGGTTATATGGAATCCACCCTTCTGCCAAAGAAAGATAGTATTCTTTAGCAGCTTCGTATCCAAAGACTCCTACGTCTTTATTGATACCATCAATTACGTGTTTATTATGACTCATATGTGTTTGTCTTCAATGACCAGTTTTTAGGATACACCCAATCATATGGGATCTGTTTAGTAGTTTGTTTGATAGCATTTCTAATAGCTATATGCTTGTAGAAGAAACAAAGTTTATCTTCCAAGTTTAGAAACTTTTGATGTTTAATAGGATTACTAGGATGTTCATAGAGATATAGCATCTTATCATAGAAAGATTGACCAGCATTATTTGTTGGCACATATCTTCCATCGTCTGCAATCTCATATTTTGCTTTACTCATATACTGTGGACAATCAAACACTTGGCTGAGACCATCAAAAAATCCCGTACCACCATGTAAGAAACTTTCAGGATCAACCCAGCTTGGATGACTCATGGCAACGTGTCGAGCAGCATTTTTAGATGGATACATTGCATTTCTAAAACCATATTCATCAACGAATATTTGATTTAGCTTCTTAGCAAACTCCATCATAGTATACTTGCTTTTAACATTAAAGATTTTCATCGAATGCTTCTGCGCAAAGTCTTTTGGTACTTCACACAACCACTCTTTAACATTTGTATCTTTTGGATAATATATCTGAAATAGATCGCTGCGCGCATGTCTTTCTGTTAAAAATCTTTCTCTCATGGCATCAGATCCGCCTTTACGCCATGCTCTAAATGTTTGCCAGTGTTCATTAGTAAATGAGAATACCAAGCAAGCTTCTAGAACAGTCGTTGGATCATTTATTAGTTTAACTTCATCAACAAATGGACATTCATCCCAATGTAAGCGGTGTGAGAACTGCTGATAATTATCTCTAAGAAGTGAGTCTTCTCTCTTATCATAAGCATTGCAAAACTCAAAGAACTTTTCTGTACGTTCTTCTTGAGACCATTTCCACATCCAACTACGAACTGGTTTACCAGCATCATCTAAATCAACTTCAGCAAGATTCTCGTACTTAATATCATGAGTACGATCTGTCATGAATTCAGCTAACGAGTTCATACTCTCTTACCTTCTGTTTATATTCTTTAACACTCATACTATGCATATCTAAAACAAAACTGTCTGCTGGATGGTGATTAATTCTATTAAAAGAATCAACAAGACCAAGTGTTAACATTGATTTCTGACGACCAAAAGGATGATCTTTTATTCGACACGAAGACCAGATGGCATCACGATCTAGATGATCGTAATCTGCACCTGGCTTTATATAATTTTCAACCCAACGAATAAAGTCACAACAAACGTCTTCTGCATTGTATGGATAAGCACCGGTGTCTTCATAGATTTTATCCATTACTGCATCTAAGAACTGTTCTTGTTTTAGTTTCTTGGTATTCACTGCAAGATAAGAGATACATTCTACAGCATTTGATCCATAATAGAAAGGACTTTCTTTATTAACATATTGTGGATACCAGTCAGCAATATCTGCAACTACAGCAGCATACTGAAAATGATACTGTTTAAGACCATTTGCTACGTTCCACTTCAACATGAAGTCGCCGATTTCACGCAGATCTTTTCTTGCATTACTCTTTTCTAAGAATTCTGCTAAGTCTCTTGCAAGTCTAGGAGCAAACTCTGTAAGATAGTAGTCACCTGCTCTTTTATAACCAACTGGAGGTTTAGGAAACTGAGGAAACTGATATCCAACAGAAGTATAAAAAGATGTAGGATAGTTATTCACCATCTTAGTCATCTCTTCAATAGTCTTACAGTTATATAAGTTAAATAAAATGGTATTGTGATAACCAGAAGGTTTAAAGGAATAATTAATACCAGATCCACACACTCTATGTAAAATGAATATGTAAAGCCATTCAGCTAATTTAAAGTCTGCGTGTTTTCCAGTCCAATCTTTGGCTACCACTTCACGTTGACGCGTATAGAATCCTTGTTCCATCTTGTGCCAATATGGATGTTCTGGTGTCCATCCGTAAAAAACGTCGTTGACGATTTGCGAGAATCCTGCAAACTTTCGCTCAACAACATCGTAGAGCTCGACATTCTCGAGTAAATCATCTCCCATACAGGAATTCTTGTATGATATCGTACCAAGATTGCACTTAGCTTGCTGATCTCTGGCGAGATTAAAGTACCTAATATACTCATCATAGTACTCCGTTGTTTCAAGTGTTGACATATATTCTTAGTCTTTCAATCATGGCTTTTTCATAATCTTTATTATTAAGATTACGATTTCGCGGAGAAGGATGATCAATCTTAAAATGATCGACGTTGTATTTAGTGCACACACGACTAACAAAGTTACCAAGAGCTATAACTTTTGTCTTATTTTTCGTGCGTGTGATTAAAAGATCGCTATTAACATCATTAATAGAATAGCTATTAATCTTATCAGGAATAACGTTATGAAAGTCCCATTCATGAAGACCAACTTCATCACACCAACTTTTAAGTCTAGCAAAAGTGCCATTCTTAAAAGGTTGTGTTTTACTAGAAGGACACTGTCCTAATATGATAACTTCATCTGATATGACATGATCTTCAAGAAAGTTCAATACGTTTTTCATCATATGCATGAAATACTACACCTGTTTCAGAAAACATCTTTGATGTATCTTCGAACGATGCTTGCCATCTATCAGTAGTATCTGAAGGATAACACATGAATACACGTTTGACACCGACCTGTATGACTCCTTTTGCGCAATCCGAACAGACTGGCAAACCATAGACATACAGATCGGAGTCTTTTAAAGATACACCATTTAAACATGCATTGTATATGCAATTCATCTCTGCATGAACAACATATTTTAATTTCGTGGGACGATCATTTAATCTATTTTCGTTGTCATCCATATTTCGTGGGAAACCATTATAACCCTGCGAAAGGATTTGACCTTGATTACCAACAGTCACAGCTCCAACTTTTGTGCTAGGATCTTTCGACCATTGCGCAATGCTTTTAGCTAACTGAAGATATCGTTTATCCCACTTATGTATAATCATTTTACTAGATCGAAATGACGTTCATAGACATGAAGGCTACCAACATTCCAATGAATATCACCACGTTGTACACCAAGATCAAGACACAGCTTGTCTAATACATGTGATTGCCATGCATAATCGTTCTTATATCCAAACACAACATCGTTAGAACGCATCTGTACAACAGCATGAAGAGCATTATATCTGATCATGTATTGCACAGCATTAGTGCACATAAAATCAGACCTACCATCAAAATTATAATCTTTCCACATCTCTGGACGTGTATAGATCATAGTAGCTCTGCGCGATTCTGGATTTTTATCCAGTTCACGCTTAACATGTTCATATTGGTAATTGTTTTCTGGAGACCAGATGCACCAACCATAATTAGAATTGATATATCCTTGACTATCTGCTACCTGCTTCCAGATAGCAGGAGGACCACCGGGAATATCATTAACGTTAAGAGACATAGACTCATACCATTCGAGTTCACGCTCTACGTAGTCGTAATTGACATTACCAAAAATGGCTTTCTCGTCGGCAACAAAGTTTGCACCGACGAGCTCAATCATCTTAACACCAGTCTTATCAGTAACAAAAAGCTTCTGACGAAGAAGCTCTTTGAAGTGTTGTCTGATATCTTCAACGGTGTTTCTCATATGCATCTATTATTCTCCTACTGGAACAGATACACTCATGATGCCATATTGATTGACATTAGACTGTGTAGTTTCAGAGACATGAATCTTGCGATTAAGGAAGTCACGATCTGTTCGTTGGCCTTCGATCTTACCACGAAGATAAGAAACAAAGAATGATGCATAATTAATCAAGTCTTTAGCAGAATCTTCAAGAGATTCAAAGTTCGGAGAATAATTAGGATCGTTTTGCATAGCTTCCATGACTGACTGCATACGAAGCATTTTACCATTCATGATATCATGAATTGTAGCACAACCGTTTGTATAATAGTCTGCCTGTAAGATACGAGAGTTTTTGTTTTGATAATCGTTTGCTTTTGCGTTTTGCAACGCAATGCATTCACTCAAAACTTGTACTGAATGGCGCTCTGTCATTTTCACCTCTTATAATAAAGTTAGAATCAGTGTAGTTACGTAGTGTTCTTTCAACATCATTATCACGAATTACGCAGAACTTACGCATTCGATCTTTTGGATAGAATCTCTTTATACCACCATTAAATGATTCTGTAAAATGGTATTTTTCAATAGCTTCATAAACTATGATAGGATTACCATAGTCCGGAATCTCTACGAAAAAGAGTCTATCTACGTTATCAAGCTTTTTCCACTGACTTGGTTCCATGCAAAAAGCCTTAAACTTCTTGATAAGTGTGAGTGTTTTTACTTCAACGGTCTCACCCTCCACCATCATATCTTTAATACGATCGTATTGGTTTTCGCTCATCATGACCTGAAGCCCAAGAGCTTCAAGACTAGTCTTCACGATGTTTTCACCAAGAGCACCAACGATCTTGATATCAGTATCTCTAGACATTAGAAGATCTCTTTAAGTTTGCCTTCATTATCGGCATGTGAAGGAGCAACCCAACCAGCTGGCTTAATAAGATCTGGCAAGCCAAGAGGATTAGGACGTGACTCTTTAACACCAACTTCTTTATTCATGTTTGCAATCAAGACCGCATCCCATGCTTTATGAGAGTCAACACCAAAACCGTCAAGTGTACCAATGGCTACAACGCATAGATCAATAAGTGCATCTACAACATCATCAGCATTGGTAGCAGTTTTAAGTTCGGTAAGTTCTTCTTCCAAGAAACGAACTCTAAACTCAAGAAACTTCTTGAGAGTATCAGCATCCATCTTTGCAACTACTGGATGAACACCATACTTCTCATGCATCATAGCAATATCAAAAGCCCAATCTCTACTCATATAATCCACTCCGGGGGTTGTCGATTAGTCCACTTGTGCATAGTGGCTTTACCAATCTTATAATAGTTTCTGTAATTTGTTAATGGGTCATTACTAATTTTATATTCATCAGCCATAGCAGATGGCATAAGTGTCCAGTAATAATCTTTTAACTTATGTGGAGGTGACTGAAGCATATAACTGAGGTCACCAAAGCAAGCGTGTTTTTTAGTATAGCGATGTGTGTATTCGTCCATGAGTGCAAAGAAATGTTCGACAAGCCAAGAGTAATTTTCTACTGACTGACGACACCACACTGCAGATGGATGATTAATATGTGTAGCCTGATACAATACGTCTTGACGACCATCATGAAGGATCCAGCGTTTAGCTTTACGACCAGTTTTAGATGTACCTTCAATCTGTGTACCATCAAGCAAGCGGTGCGCAGTAGATAAAAGTTGTGCTGACTCAAGAATCATCTTGACAACATGCTTATCTACCATGCTTTGCGCTGCTTTTACAGGATCAGTATCAATGTAGAATATGTTCACTCACCAGCTCCCATCATCAAGTACTATGCTTATTCTGACCATTATAACCTTAATGACAAGAAAGTACATAGCTGGATCCATAGTTGTTGGACCGCCATACTCGAGATGGAATCCCCATGAGAATGGGTTCAGATTAATAGCTACCTGTATATTACTGAATTTTAAGTAGTTCCACATTACTTGACTTTCTTAAAAGCCTTTTCACGATGAAAGCGGTTTGCACGTGTATAAAATAATACACCGTTTAAATGATCTAATTCATGTTGAAATACACGCGCAGTCATGCCTGTGAATTGCTGTGTTACTGTTTCACCCGTAGGGCTTTGAAATCTAACACGCACGTGTCTTGGTCTCTTTATTTTAACAATTAATCTTGGAAATGACAGGCATGATTCTTCAAGAGTTATAACTTCTTCTGAAGGCATGACTACTCTGGGGTTAAAACACACGAAGTCAGCAGGTTTCCCTCTCATAGCAAAAATCTTATATGATACACCAACTTGATTTGCGGCAAGTCCAATACCGTTGTTATCATACATATTTTGTACTAAGTTTTTAGAAAACTCAATAGGATCGAATGGAGGATTTGCAAAATCAAATTCTTCACATTCTTTTTTCAAGATAGGATCATCACCAATAACTAAATTCATTTTTTATTATCCTATAATTTAACTAAACACACCATACACTTGTCAAAAAAGGAAGAGAAATTATTCAAGTTTGTTTTATTATTCAATATAGACATATTTTCTTCTGTTAAAGTATGGCCAAAATTTTCTTTTATCCAACGAGGACTAAAATATTCCCATCTCTGATCATGCTTTTGTGCAAAACGACTATACTTATCATTTAAGATCATGATTTCGCTCATCATCTTAGCATTACCTTCGTATGTTTCATAGCTAGGATATTTTGTAATAAAACCACCATGATTATTCCACCAAGCAAAACAATCTGTATCAGGTCTCATAACCATTAGCAACCAATTGCCTTTACTTTTTTCTTTAAGCTCATCAAGCATATAAGCCCAATCGTGACCTTTAACAAACTTGCCAGGACTATATTGATCATCAAAAGCTGTATTGATATACGAATCTTGAACACTTATATCAAATTCATATTTTCTAAATGGTAAAGCAAAATAAGAACCATGATGTCCTTGAAAGACATTGTGATCATAATGACGATTTGGATTTCTATCTGTTATATTTGCTAGTGGGTGTGTTTCTAAAAGATGTGTAACACTAGTCCATTTAGATCCGGGTGCACCAGTAATAAAAATTTTGTCTGGTAATTCTATCATGATTTCCTTATAGCATGTTGTCATTTCATTGTCTAAATTTCTAGCATCAAACATCATTACATATTCACCACGATTTATGATTTTTTTTAATATAGATATCTGCTTCTTGATATTTTTTTTCTGATATAAGTTCTTTAAGATTATGTCTTTGAAGATTTATAAAAGAAATAACATTTTTCTTATCTTCTATTCTTAATAGTTCTTTTTCAATAATATCATCGGCAGAATAGTTATTCGAATCCAGTTCGATTAAATTCTTTATAATAGATCCAATAATTTTAGTTTCTTTATAAGTTTTAATTTCATCTATAATATATGTGTCATACATTATATCTATAGGTGATTTAGCATAAAATCTAGTGTATCTCAGAATAAAATTTTCAAATTTTTCCCAAAGATCTAACTCTATAGCTTCTTCTTGACATTTCTGTAGAATATTAGGTGAATATTGTTGTCTAAATACAATCACCTCTTCACCATCTCTAGTATTCCACCCATAGTTATGAATATCATTAAATACTTCTGGCTTTATATGACCATCATAAATGATGTAATCAAATTCTCTAATAGGAATATACCAGTGCTTGTATTCACGTATTCCTATGATTCTTTTATCATTGCCACGATATATGTAATATCTATTAGATTCCATGATTAATACATCCTCTAAGATCATCAAGACCTATTTCATTGAAGTCTGTATCAATAGCAATATTCTTATCAAAATTGCTCCAGATAAATTGCAAACTTCCTACTTTTGGTTTTTTAAGATAATTTGTATGATTTGTATGCTTAACTATAAATTCTTTTGCTGTATATTTATAAGTGTTTAAAGTATTTTGTATTTTTTTATCTTGATTATCTAATGACCATCTTTGAAATTCTGGAGTATCAAAGAAGTGCATTATATGAGAGAACTTATTTTTAGGATCACTAAATCCTTTTTGAGCTAAATGTCTATATTTTACTAATTGCCATTTGTTTGTAAAACTAAACCACCAAACAAAATCAAAACATGTTTTTATCTGAAACGGACAATATTCGAGTGTAGTCGAATACATATCAACAAATAAATCTACATTTGGTCTAAATGTAGATCCAAAAAATCTTTTATAAAAATGATTAATATTATTTTTCCAAGGAAGATTTATAGCCTGTTCACCATACAAGTCGACTAATGGAATAATAACATCGCTGCCGAATACTTGATCACCAAGTTCTCCAGTAATAATATATCCATCATCTAAAAACTTATCAGTATTTGTTAGTGAATTAATAATTCTTCCTTTAAAAATCCTATTAATATCTTTCCACATATCAGGAAATTCTTCGATTGATCTATAAGACATTAAAATATGAAGTCTCTCTAGATCTTCTTTTGGCCATGAATTAATCATAGAAACTAAAGCAGTTGAACTGTCTATTCCACCACTATACATTAGATAAACTTTAGAGTTATTTGTTTTATTTTTTATATCAATAGCTCTGCTAAATGCTAAGTCTTCAAAAGAAGAGTTTACATTTTTGATTTTTAAAATATCTTCAATTGTTTCGCTAGCAACTACAGATTTAAATGGATTAATTTGATCTGCAATTTCTAAGCTTACTCTATTAACTGCTTGTACCCATGGCAATTTAGATGTAGGTATCCACCTTGGTAGACCTAACTCTTTAGGCTTTGGATTATTACCACCAAAGTATAATAAAAGTTTCTTTTCCATTAAGCTGCTACCTTACTAAAGTTCTTGTGTTTTTCAAACTTAATAACAGATGTAAACTTATCGTAGAATTGATCTGTCTTATGACTAATAATAAAAGTATTAGTATCAATAGCAAGTTGTGTTAATACTTTCATGAATTCTTCTGTACCATTAGAGTCAAGAGACGAATCCATTACTTCATCCATAATAAGAATGTTTGTAGAGATAGAGTTACGCAACTTAGCAACAGCACGCCACGTGAAAAGTATAGCAAGATTAATACGCATCTTTTCTCCTTCTGAGAAAGATGCATAGCTAAACTCATCTCTAAATCTAGACTTAATAGTCTCGTTGAATTCTTCATTCAGTTCAAACTGTACAAAGAAGTCCATAGAAGACAAATACTTATTAATGAGTTTATTGATGATTGGTATATACTGTTTAATGATCTTAGCTTTGATGCCACCATCTTTTAACAATACTGAAACTGCTTGATACGTTTGTTTTAAATCATGCAATTCACTCAATACATCTTCTGCTTCTTTAAGTTCATCAACAAGCTTATTTAGTTGATCAGAATTATCTTCTCTTACATTTTTTTGTATAGTATTAATTTCATTCTCTAGTTGTGTCCTATATTCAATTAAAGAAGAAATCTTTGTAGATATTTTATGTATATCCATTTTTGTGTTATTAATTTCAGTCTGGATATTCATCATCTCATTAATTTTATCATTAGTCTCTACATAGTTCTTAGCAACAACTTCTAAGTTATCTTCAAGTTCTTTGACGCGTTCTTGATTGCTCTGAACCATGTCACACTTAAATGTTTCATCAATCTCTTGCTTACATGTAGGACAATTATCATGATCAGTAAAGAACTTTATTTGTTCTTTCTGCGATGATAGATGTGCTTCGAACTTATGTTTAAGAGCTGTAAGTTTTTTCATTGAAGATGCTAGTTCTTTTTCATCAACCATCTTCTCTTCAAGATCTTTTCTTTTATTCTCTAGTTTCCAATATTCATCATCTAATTCATTAATTTGTATATTAGTCTGTTCTTTACGTTCATTCTTCTCACTAATAATTTTTTCATTATTATTTTGTATCTCTATAAGATGCTTCTTAACAAGCTTCATCTTTTCTTCTATAATAGTCTTATTTGCTTCTTGCTTAATAAGATCTTCAGCGTTTGTTACAATCTTTTGCTTAAGGATTGCATTCATACTTGTAAAGATCTGCAGATCTAATAGATCCTCAATAATCTCTCTGCGTTGACCTGCGGGAAGAGACATAAATGGAACGAAAGAAGCTGAACCAAGCACAACTACTTGACAGAAAGACTTGAAGTTAATCTTCAAGATTTGTTTTTCCAAGATATCTTGATAGTCTTTACTGTCGGCAGATTGATTTAATAAAGATCCATTCTGATAAACTTCAAATATATTTGGTTTTATACCCCTAACAATCTTATAGTTGTTAGATCCAATAGAGAATTCAATCTCTACTACAAGATCTTTTTTAGTAATAGAATTAAGAAGTAAAGGTTTATTAATCTTTCTAAAAGGTTTATTAAACAATGCAAATGACAAAGCATCTAGCAAAGTTGATTTGCCAGCGCCATTTTCACCAACGATGAGTGTAGTTGCAGACTTATTAAGTTCTATTTCAGTAAAGATATTACCTGTACTTAAGAAGTTTTTCCATCTAATCTTTTTAAAAACAATCATTCAACAGACAATGCCTCATTGTATAGAGAGTGTACAGTATTTTCTATTTTCTTTTTGATATCATCACTCGTATTAATTTGACTTATATACGTTTTAAAGATAGATAATGTATCTTCAGCTTCGTTAACAATATCTTCATCTTGTTCTAGATTTAGATTAAGATGGTCTTCAACTACTTGAAGTTCAAGAATACCGGACTTCTCTAAGTTATCAACAAACATATCAAACCAGTATGGGTTAGTCTTGTTTTGCACAATTACTTTTATAATTTTGTTTTTATACTTTTCATAATCACGAGAAGCAATATCTTCAATAGTATAATCAGTATCATTATACCATATCTTCTCAAATATAGTATATGGATTTCTAATAAATTTTAGTTCTCTCGTTTCAGTATCAAAGATATGAAATCCTTTAGGGTCATTATAATCGCTCCAAGTAAACTCACCATGATTGCCAAGGTAATGAATATTGCCAGAAGAGGACTTATGATGATAATGACCAGAGCAAACAAGATCAAACTTATTAAAAATGCTAGCATCATCCCCGTGCGACACCATCGACCCCCGGTACATCTCGAATCCAGCAAGTTCCAGATGTCCAAAACAGACTTGCGCGTTTGTTCCACGAATCTTCTCCAGTGTTAGTTTTCTATTCTCATCACATATCCAAGGCATCATCAATATGATGAGACCATCGAAGTCTACTTCTCTTGGAAGCTGATCATAGATATGAAACGGGTATTGGCCCCTAACGAGTTCGTTAAGAGCATTTACAGAATTTGTGTTTTTATAGTATGTATCATGATTACCAGCCACAATATGAACATCGTAATTCTTTCCTGCAATTGGGTCCAGAAAATCTTGTCGAAGACGCCTAGCAGTGTTAATATTAATGTACTTACGACGGTCAACAAGATCACCAAGATGGCAGATCGTTGATACTCCTTCCTGTTCCAGAGTAGGAAGAAAGATGCTGTCAATAAATTGTTTACTATTATCGAGAAAAGCAATCCCGTCATTGCGAACACCCCAATGCGTATCAGTAATTAGAGCAATCTTCAACGCATAGCTCTTGTGTTAGACTTATTAACTGGTCTAGCAGTATTATATTTCGTAACTGCTGCGTTACAATAATCACGAATTGCTTCGATCCTATGAATATAGTTTGTTCTTTCATTTTCATGTTTAGTTTCATTGAATGCACTTTCAACTAGATCCAGTACAACTTGTGGAACTAGATGCATATTATGCTTTAAGTTCATCTTCAATCTCCATAGTATTATCAATTATAAGTTCTTCTAACTTATTCTTTTTCTTCTGTTTTGTCAACAATTCTTTCTCTTCGAAAGAACGAATGATCTCAGAAGAATATTCATTAGTATGACTACCAACTACGGCTTGTCTATCGTGAAATATAGAATCCATTTCTTCGTTAGTAAATTGATTCTCAAAATTTTTGTGTTTAATATATGTTTGTTTTTTCTCTTTTGCTATTCTACGTAAGAAGGCATTCCAAGCAATCTGTGTAAAATATGCAAAAGGATTTGTAGACTTTTCGTTTGTATGATAGCTTAGTACAAATCAATAGTACACATTCACCGATATAATTTGGAATCGGTGGCTTAGAAGTATTATCTTCTTTAGATAACATGAGTTTCTCATGGTACACTTTCATGTGTTCATAAAGAGTTTTGTTATTAACATAATGTTTTGTTGCCATTAATTTACCGTATTGCTTGCTGCCTGTGACATAAAAAAATTTATTACGTCTTCTTTGATATCTGGTTTTTTCTTTGGTTTTCTTGTACTATTAAGATAGTTTTCGAGATATTCTGTAGATCTTAATAGATTTGCTCTAAAATTTTTATCAAATGTTTTTTGACAATATAACTTAGATAAAAAGTAATATTTAATCATTTCATCATTTAATGGTATAATTGCTATTACATTTTCACTATTAAAAGTGACATAGTCTGTAGATGAAAAAGGATTATAACTAATAAGCAATGCTCCGCTTTCATCTGACTCTTGATCATGTTTTATTACAAGAATCATTGGATCTTTAATTATAATTTTATTATCGTTTTCAGATTCTAAAATGCCAACTATATCATCTCTATTAGATAGCTTTATTAGAACATGACTCATGATTTCAAACCTACCTTATATATCTTATACACAAATTTTTCTTCATTGTAAATGTTTATTCTCTCAACGAAGTGTAGTAGTGTATGATTATTTTTTGATTTCCATGATAAATCATCAGCTATATCATATAGAGTACTAGATGTTTTTGTTTCTGATTTTCTAAGACCACGACCAATTGACTGCAAGTTTCTTATCCGTGACTTCGAAGGAGAAGAAAATATAACGTTATGCAGATTACGAATGTTAACGCCGGTGGAGAAAG